TTTGGTGCGGTTAAATGTATATGATTTGAACCATCCTCAATAACAATATTATCAACTCCGCCAGAGCCACCGCCATCTAAGGTTAAATCTGAATCATCTCCTTGAATTAATATTGTGTTATTTAAAAACCTTGCACGTTCATATCTTTCAAGACGATTTGTTTTATAAAAAATAGAGTTATCTGCATTTGTTTGAAAAACACCATCTGTTGCAATAACATTATCATCTTCTGGATCATCTAGAGGTGCAGATATTGTTGGTATTGCTGTTGCTGCAGAGGCGGTATGATGAACCCAAGTTTCTCCCTGTGCAAAAGAAAAGACAGTCTTACTATCGTTGGCACCAGCAGATGGGTTTGATCCTGCAGAGTATAGCCCTACCTCTGTTATTTCATATCTTTCTTCTGTTGGTAGTTCTGCGGTAAGGACAATTTTATCTGTACCGTTTTCATTTATAAATCCTCTAGAAGAGATGGGAACTCTAAACATTTCAAAATCTAAGTTTGTTTTTGTTGCAAAGTCGTCTGCAACATCTTCTGTCTGTAACGGTTGCGGTCCACAGCCAATTGCAAGGTATGAGGCATAGGCAGGGGCCTGACCAAGCATATACTTTCCAATTATGCTCTTACCTTTATTAGTTATCATGACGTGGTTGCTCCAAAGTTCGCTTCATATATTGTACCATTTATGGCGATTTGAATCTCTATTTGTTCATCATTATTCATATTAACAGTCTCAATAATTAAATCACCAGTTTCTTCTTCAATATAAACGTTTTCACCATTAACCCCATTTCCTTCAAGAGGTACCTTTTCTTCAAACTTAATTGCAAAGTTAGCAAAATATGTATCTGAGGTTGACTGTAGTCTTAAAATATTATTTGGGTTGTATCTTTGCTGGACTAAGCCCAGATTTTTAATTGGCGAATAGGAAACTCTTTGACCATTTATAATGTCGTTTCTAGAAACACTTAGTAACTCATGACCACCAATATCTTCAAATATTAAGTCTGTCATAATCTCTACAGACATAGATTGATCATCAAAAAGAACAGTATCTATTGGGGCAGTCTTGGTTGGTGCAGGAGAATAGGCTGAAACAACTGTTGCGTTTGAAGGAGTTTGTGGAACTGGAGATACTGTCACTTTATACCTCACTCAAATAAATTGTCATTGTTGGGCCACTTTCTGATCTTTGATATTCTATATTATAAACTACAAACCTAGAAGAATCTTTAGAAACTAAATCTAAGCCAGATGAATCTTTATAGTCTATAGTTACAATATCACCAAGTTGTAATGTTGGAATACTAAATATGTTCATGCCAACAGATTTTTTAGGTACCATTAATTTATTAATAATCCAGTTCATCATTGCATCTGCATCATCTTGTGTCTGTATATACGGACTATCAATACTAAATTCATTCTTACCGTATGTCAATCTACTTAACTTTATTTCATCGTACCTTGATTTTTCAACCAGCGTAGAATAAGTTGATGTGCTTCCAAGTAGTTCTGGATCAGATAGGTTGCCACGCTTCTTAAAGAATTCATCTACAGTTAGTTCATGCGTTGTATCTTGTGTAAATGTGACTCCCTGAATTCTTAAAAAATTTCCAGTTGTTTCATCTAGATTTAATGCTTTATCTGTTGAATTAAATATTAAAAACTCTGCACCGTATGAGTCTGCATAAAATCCAGAGGTTGTGTATCCCTTTATATTATTAAAGGTTGGTGAAAGTTTTGCATAAAGTGCTGGGTATGCACGATCATACTTAATATCAAAGTATGCACATTCACGCATAATAGATCCAAACTCTTCAAAATAAAGATTATACTTTGGTGGCTGTTGAGCACTAATTCCAGATAGGTAGGTTGATTGAACCACACCACTCATTGCGTATTTTCTAAAAGATTCTGTAACGTCAACCTCTTTATCTCCAAATACCTGACCTAAAGTATCATTAACGGTAAACACTGTATTCTGGCTATAGTTTTTAGATAGGGCATATATATTTTCAAACATACATCTTGAAGAACCACGAACAAATAGTGCCATATTGTTATATGTTGGGAGTGGATCTGTATCATCTACAATTTTTATTAGTTGATTATTTATATATAGATAGAATCTTCTAGTGTTTCCAATGTCTATATATTCTACTGACAAGTCATATACCGTTGAATTTTCTTCTCCTGCAAGTCTTTGCTGTCCAGTAAACTTTCCATCATCAACAATAATCTTTGATAGCCCACCCCAAAGTTTTACTGGTATTGCATTTGAGTTTGATGAATCTTTTTTAATTTTATAGAACACAACATTATTTACTGAAAACTGTGCATTATTATTTTCATCAACCTTTAGGTACGAGTTTATGTTGTCTTCTGTTAATGCAACAATCTCAAAATAATAACCATTGTTTGTTTCTGGATTTAATAAAAATGCCAATCCTCCAGAGCCTCCACCTATATTTATATTTTGATCTGGCTGATTTCCAGATAACTGGTAGTATGTAATACTTCCATTTGGAGATTGTGTTCTAGTTGTATTATTTTCAATTTTACCAATAATCCTTAGTCTGGTTCCAAAATGTTTATATGCATTATCTAAATCTTTATACACATAAGATAGAAAATTTAAAGGGGTTTCTGTTGTCTTAAAGGATGGACCATTAAAGACTAAAGCAGATGACTGAATTGTTCCTGTTTGTGTTGATGGCAAATTGTTTACTTCTGTTTCGCTTAAATAACTTGTAGCCATAAAATTCTTTATAATGCTATTTCTTGTTGATTGTTTTGCAACAGTATTACTTATGCCTGCTGCTGCAACCGTTGTTGCGGGAACCGTAGATGCAAGATCATCATCTAACTTTGTGCTAAATAAATATTGAGACTGCATATTTAATCCACGAACATTGTCGTTATCTGTCCAATAACTATTTATTCCAGCAAAGTGGGGAACTATCTGAGTTCCAAACTGTGCACGTCCATGATCAACAACGGCACCATTTTGCAACCTTGTTAGTCCATCTATTGTTTCATAGTTTGGTGTTGCATAAATTCTTACAAGGCCTGTAGGATATATTTTTCCATTAAAAGGTATTGATGAAAAATACTTTTGATACTCTTGATTGCTACTAATCCATACTTTTCCAGTTCCAGTAATATCAAATTCTGAAGCGTCATATCTAATAACTTCTCCGTTAGAGTATACGTATCCGTTATACCTTGTTAGCCAGTATACATTTTCTCCAAGGTCTATTACATTATCTGTAAGAACATTTCCTACTACAACTGGTGGAGTTCCAACTAGGTCTGAGTTGAGTGGCATTGCTCCCAATACATAACTACCCTGCTTTGAAGCAAGTTCATTTATTGTTTTTGTATTTTCTGTTCCACCAACTTCCCACAAAAGAGATGGCTTATAGATCCAAGTTTTTTCTTTATCAATCATTGTTGATTGACGGATTGAGCCATAAGATCTCTGAATATACCTAGTTGTATAATTAATCTTTCCATCATTGTAAATCTTTTTATCTTGTGATGCTATAGCAAGAATATTAGGAAGATTTCCAGAACTAGAGTTTTCAACAATACCAGAATCAGTCTGGTTGTTAGATCCAGATAAAACAAAATCTGTTTCTCTTTGATCTAATGTAGGCATTAAGTAATCTTTGCTCATTACTACAAAATTATTATATTCATCAAAAAACATTGCACTTTGAGTTGATACTGCTAACTGGTTTAAAACTTCTGCAACGTTTTGATCTGGAGCAACAAAAAAATATGGAATGATGGGATCTGATTCATCTGCCACACGCCTAAATGTGTAGTTGCTAAATCCGATATAGTCAAGAAGCATTGATATTGCATAACTTAGTGATGTCTGTGTTGTAAGTAGTCTTGGTGCTGGCATTGATTCTAAAAAGAAATAAAAATCTCGTAACTCTATTGATAATTTTGCTGCAGTAACATCTGCTTGAGGAAAACCTTCTGAGTATAATGTTTTAATAGGAACAGAGTATTCATCACCCTCAACATCTAAGATTGATTCATAAAAAACAAACTTAATATTTTTTCTAATATAGTCAGCAACAATGCTTGATGTATTGTTTTCATTAAATGCCTGATCATCGTCAAATAAAGAAAGCGTTCCAGTAGAAGCAAGTAATTGTCCAACAGGAAGAGATGTAGTCCCTATGTCAGATAATATTTTTTTAATATTAAAATCAATAACCTTATCTGATATGTTTACAACTAGTCTAGGAGACATTTCAATTAAATCAAAGGTTGAGTCAAACTTGTTCATTGTTTCTGCTATAACTCTTATACCACGAATATAAGCAAACTCTCTATATGTGGTTTGATTGTTTGCATCGTTTGTAAATAGTTCTGGGTTTGTTAAGTCTGTAATAAGTTTTGTTGAACGATTTAAAACTCCAGTGCCAAGTATCCATCCATATTCTGGAACAAAAGAATCATATTCTTCGCTTGATCCATTCCAGATGTATAGGGTTCCACGAGTGTTTATATTTTCAACTACAAGGTACCCATCTCCATTAAAAGATTGCTCTGGCAATAAGGTTGTAGATGCTATCTTTTCAATAAAGGTAAATGTTGTTTTATATTCATCTGGAAGTTTTAATCCATATTCTAACTCAACATAACCATCTTCTGGAATAATGGCAGTATCGTCATCACGAACAGAGTTTTCATCAAAAGAATAGGCATCAATCCAACTATTTTCATTTAAATACTGAATTTTCCATCTGACGGGAGTTGTTTTATTTGTTGTGCCGTATAGAGGATCCTGCAGGGTTCCTGATTGTGTTGTAAAAGTTCCAAGGTCTACCGTTCCCACATTTGTCTGCATTTTTACTACAAGTCTATTTGCTGGTACATTTTCTTTATAAACTACAAATGGAGCAGCATCATCAATATAATTTAGTCCATTAGATAGATTCTTTGCAATTCCTCTTTCAATATTATCTTCTGTTCTAAATGATGACCAATATCTAAATTGATCATATCTTGAAGCCATGTAATATCTTGGTCTTTCTGCAAGGGAGGCACCAGAGTTTGCAAAATATCTATTATTAAAATAAGAGGCTTTGTTAATTCCAGAACGTGGTCTAAAAGGTTTTATGCAATCTTCTAAAGAATATATCATCTTCATTTTTTCTTTAGTTGATGTAAATAGTTGCGGTACTCCAGAGTTATCAAATCCTCCATCTACAACAACATCTGCATCGGTTGCACCTGTGTAGTAATTACCTAAATCTAAACTATCAAAATTTAAGGGAAGTGTTCGGTATTGGACATCTGAATCAGTAGGTCTATATCTATAGTTACCAAGTTTAAAGATATTATCTGGCATATTCATATTCCACTCAGCCAGGACTAACGACTGTAGGCGTACTGTTGAAGATGTTTCTAGATGTGTCTTTAATGTCTCACTAACAAACATTTAGACCTCTTCCAGTGTTACCGAAATATTCCAAAGATCGTGATTTGACCCACCACGTTTTACAACAGAATAATTAAAGTCTGCAATATATACCTGCATGATTTGGTTATATTGTGCAAGATGTCCATAGTCTGCATCGGCCTTACCAAAGTTTGAGTACTTGTCATATGCCATAAACATCCAGAACGGGCCTGTATGGTTTTCATACCAGTCAAGAAGTTCTACTCCACCTGCTCCACCATCTGCTGTAAATTCACCAGTTGTTTTTTTGTCAGGGGATAAACCAGTAGATAAAAACCCTGCATCCTGAAAGTATGCTCTTGATGGTAAATTACTCCATGAAACAGACATAGTTAACTTATCTGCTATATGGTATGAACGCATACGTCCATTAATAGTTCTTTGTCTTTGTTCTATTCTTGTTGGGGTAAAATTTAATTCCCCACGATTATGGTCTGAAAGAATAAGAAATTGATTAATTAGATCTGTATCTGTAGATGCAGCAAAGTTGCCTTGTACTTCATAGCCATCTGGCAGGTATACCCCATTAACGAGTGTGCCAGGGTTCTCAGACCACAACAGGGCCTGGGGGCGTTCATACCTACGTCTACCTGTTAAATACGCTGCTGTAGCCATTTAGCCCCTCTGTGCCCTAATTCTCTGTGAGTCAACTTGTCTAATTTGTGTCATAACGACTCTTGCAATATCCTCTGGATTTGCATCAGATTTAACATTGACGTTTAGATTATAATTATACACCTTCTCGCCATCGTATGATCCGCTATTGATAGCCTTCATTTTATCAACACCATATGAGTCAACAGCATACTTAGTCATTACAAATTCTCCAGGAGTTAACATTGCTGGAACAGTATCTGTTCCTCTTGACATTCCGCCTACCGCAAAATACTTAGGAGCCATTCCACCAGATGACATATATTTTGGAATGATTCCGCCTGATGATCTTCCAACCCTGCCCTTAATATTAGATGCTGCTAACTCTGCTGCTTCTTTAGCCTTAAACGATGCTAATGTGCTTGCTTGCTTCATTACTGCATTGGATGCTACCAAGGCACGTTCTGCTGCCTTTAATTGTGCTGCAATAGATGCTGCACCAATTGCTCCGCTTTCTTGTGCTGCAAGAGCACTTGGATTTACCTTTGCTGCAAATAATGCTGCAGCATTCATATCTCCTGCTGCTTTGGCAGTTGCATATCCACTTAAAACTGCTGCTTTTGCTGCAGCAGCATCGGCTGCTTTTTGGGCTGCTTCATCGGCTGCTTTTTGGGCTGCAGCATCTGCTTCTCTCTTTAGTCTTGCTGCTTTTTCTTCTGGAGTTTCTCCGCCAGTATCGGCAGCGGTAGGAACAAATGCACTTGATTTTGTGGCTGTCGTAGTAGGTATTGTAGCCATTGCAGCAGCAATTTTCTTAATAAGGTCTAGCATACTTTCAAGTTCAAGTTTTGAATTTGTTAATGCTAGTTTATATGCATCAAGTTTAATTTGAACTGAATCCCAGGCTAGTTTTTCATTTTCAATTGCAAGAAGTTTTGCATCTAAGATTTCTTGATTCTTATCAAGTTCTGCTTGTAACCTATCTAAAGTTGCTTGTGCGTTTGCAAGTTGAGTTGACTTAAGGCCATCAATAACTGTTTCTATACCTCTAATTGATAGAAGTTTTGCTTCTCTTAATTCTGTTATGTTATAAACTTGATCTTCTAATGAAAGAATTTGTACTTGTACTGTCTTTCTTTGTTGTTCAAGTGCATAAGACTGTTGAGAAATTCTAAACTGTTCTGCCTCAATCTGGGCCTTTGTCATACCGCCTGCAGATACTACGTTATCGGTTTCAGCCTTTCTTGATGCAGCAATAAATTCTCCAGATTTACGGTTTGCTGCTTCTGCTGCAGTTGTACGCATATCATTTGCAAGTTGTGCTGCTGCTGAAATATCACCTTGAGATAGTGCATCGGCAAGGGAAATTCTACTCTTTTCCTGTGCTGCAATATCAGAGTTAAGTTGAGATATTGTCTGTAGTGCCTTTTCTTGAGCATCATACTTCTCATTAATTGCTTCTGTTGCTTTATCAATTAAAGTTAAGTCATTTGACAATACCGCTGATCTATCAGATAAAACCTGTAGTGGTCTATCAAAATTAATATCCATGCTGCGTTGAGTATCATTGATTTTTTCTTGAAGATCATCAAGGAAGTTTTGACCAATGCCTGGATCATACTTAAGGGTAAGATTAATTGCATCAATTTTATCTTGTTCTTTTTGAATACTATCATTAACAGACTTAACATCAATCTCTGCAGTTTTAATCTTAGCCTTTAATCCAATATTTGCTATATCAAATTGGTTCTGTAATGTTCTGGCTTGTAAATCAAGAGCAGAAACATTTGCATCAATTGCTTCTTGTGTAGTTTGTTCAAAGGTTTTTGTTTGTTTTTCAATTAATGTAAGAATATCTAGGTACTTCTTTGTTTGGGTAATTAAAGTTCCATACTGATCTGCAACCAATCCAGGTGAATCTGCAATAGCCATGACATTTGCTTTATCTTTAAGAATCTCAAGAATAACTTCTTGCTTTACACCAGCAGCAGAGAGTTTTTTATAAGCATCTACTTGTTTTTCTAAATCATTAATGGCAAACCCAAGTTTTTGTTGAGCAATCTGTTGGTTTAACTTTAAAGTTTTGGCTAGTTCAGCATTAAATTGAGTTAATTCTTCTTTGCTAAATGCCCCACCATTTGCTAAATCTAATGCAAGAGTATCATTTTCTAGAATTTTTATAATTTGATCTGTTTTATATCCAGCATCGGTCAACTTGTTAAATGTTTGTATTTGTGACTCTAAAGATTTATTTGCTTCTTTTTGTCCTTGTAGGTATGATGCAATTGTTTCTACCTTAAATGCTTCATTATAAGTCTTGCCAATATCATTTAATGTACCGTCAATATTAAATAAGTACTTATAAACCAATGCAAACTGTTCTGGATCTAATGATTTTAATAAATCAATAAGGTTTGTTGCTAAAGAAACTCCAGTTGCGGATGCCTGTTGCTCCAACTGCTTTAATTTACCAAGTTGATTGTCAAGCATTGGATTCTTAGTAGCCTCATTATTTTTGCCTAAGAACTTTTGCAATGACTCCAGTGGCTTTAGTGCATTTAGAGTTCCTTCTTTAACTAACTTTAATTTTTGTACTAAGTCATTTGCCCAAGACATATCCATTTTTGGGCCATCGCCTGTGGCTCCTGGTGTTCCTCCACCCTTTGATCCATCTACATTTGCAGAACCAAATAGTTGTGGGGCAACCTTTTCCCAATATGATTTTTGTGCTGCAGCAATATTGTCTGCATCCTTTTTAAAGTTATTTAATGCAGTTGCTGCAAGTCTTCCCTTGGCTTTTGGATATTTCTTAGCAAACATTGTTGTAAGTTCTCTATCCATAATCTTTTCAAAACTATCGCTTTCAGTAACAGAGCCAATAGAAATCATTGCCTGGAATTGCAGTTCTTTTGGAAGTTTAGAAATTGCTGTCCATTGAGCAATTGCAGCATCAAGTGTAAGATTTTTATTTGGACCGCCTGCTTCTTCTTGCATCTTAACAAGTGCTTCAAGGCTTAACTGTCCATTAGGGAATTTCTTTTTTAATGCATCAATTTCTTTTCCTCTTGCCTTTAAATCTACAATATCATTCTTTTGTGTTTCAATATTTATATCAATTCCAATATAATCTGGAATCTTTCCAAGTTCTTCAATAGCAGAGAATGTGGCATCTGCATCAGACTTATTCATATTCTTTACAGCAAGAACAAGTTGCTTTTGATTATTTTCATTTGGAAGAAGAGTTAAGATTGTAGAAAGTCTTTGAACTCCTTCTGTTCCTTGAACAGTAACAAGAGTTTGTAGGTTTTTCTGTATGTCTCCACCAGATCTTGTTAATGTATTTACAAGTGTTGAGGCTTCATTTGGTGTCAATACATCTGATGTTACTAATGTTGAAATCTCAAGAGTTACTTTATCTTTTCCAATTTGATCAAGTTGAGATTGCAGTGCAGAAGCCTGAGCCTTAAGTGGTGCATTATCCTTAAACTTATCTTGCATTCCAACGGAGAATGCTTCCATGTACTTATCACGCACTTGCCCACGGCCAGAACCAAACGGACTAAGAGTTTCTCCAAGTGATCTCTTTGAAACCTTATCATAATTAGATGAAGCAGATCCTAAAAGTTCTGCCTGCTTTGATCTTAATGTTTTTAATCCAGATTGTTTCTTAGATTCTAGTTCAGCAATCTGATCATCAACAGCCTTACGTTCTTGTTCTGTTTTTAATGTTTGTTTTTTAAGTTCAAGATTTGCAATAGCAGAATCATACTGAGATGTAAGAGCATCTATACTTGCTTGTGATGCAGCAATATTTTCTGAAACTATGCCTTGTAGCATTCCTGCTGCTTGTCCTATTGCAGCCTTTTCTTTACCCTTTTGCCATTGTCTGATTGCTGTTTCAATACCACCAAAAATAACCGTTGATACTGCTACTCCAACTAGTGCTGCTGGGGCTCCTACTCCTGTTGCTCCAACTGCTCCAGAACCAATAGTTCCAGCAACTCTTGCAGCCTTTGCTGCTTTCATTACTGAGCCGAGTTTTCCTGCTCCTCCTGCACGAGCAAGTGCTGCTTCTTGAGAAAGAAGAGATGTTGCCCCAATTCCACCTTGAACCATATTTGCTGCTTGAATTCCTGCTCTTGCCCCTAGAATCCCTCCACCAACTGCACCTGCTCCTAGTTGTCCAATTTCTGTTTTTGTATTAATACCTTTTTGTTGGCTGGCAACCAAGTTTAGATTTTTAAGAGCAGCCTTCTGTAAATTTTGTCCAGTAGTTATTAAATCAACCTGAACTTGTAATGGGCTGTTAACAAGATTTTCTCCATTAGGACCAAGTAGTTGAATCAGTCTTCCTCTAACATTAAGTTCAAGTTTTGCATCTTTAAGATTTCTAGTAAGAGCAACAGCAATTGATTCTGCTTGACCTCTATCAAGAACTCCCTGTGAGACTGCTGTTCCTAGTTGATTTACTAGTGAGTCTACTGCTGTTCCTGAACCAAAAGTTGCCAGTGACTTTTCAAAAGATGACTTTAAGTTTTTACCAAAATCACTATTTGCAATAAGGTTATTTCCAAACTCCATGCTAACTGGAACAATATCTGTATTTCTTCCTGCTCTTTTTGCTGCTGCAGTTTGAGTTATAGAAACCTGTTTAGTAATTTTACCAAGTTCTTCAAGTTGCTTAGTTGTCATTGTCATTGACGATGCTTGTTTTTGTCCTTCAATAATATTCTTTTTAATTGTTGCTGCTTGCATTTTAAATACTGCAACTAATCCAACCGCTGTTGCTGCAAGTAGTTTAAGTGGACTGTTAAGCATTGGTAAAAGCATAGTTAACATAGACAGCATCATTATCATATCCATGTTCTTTGCAATACCACTGTCTGGATTCTTTTGAGCATACATTCCAGCAGCCATTGGTACGGCCATACCAAGCATTTGTGCTGGCATCATCTTTTGTGAAAAATTCATTCTATTCATTTGACGCATATTGGTGCGTTCTGCTGCAGAGGCTGCTCTTGTCTTTCCATCCTCGCCTGCAACCGTTTGCGAGACATTTCCATATCCACCAAGGAATCCACGGAAACCAGTAGTTTTATTTTTTCCAAATGCTTCAGTAGTTTTAGTTACAGTGTTTGCAAGTTGTGCAACTCTTGGAGTTGCCTTACCCATTTGAGCAGAAAGTTTATCAAACCTATCTCCAAGTTTTTTAACTGTTTTATTATCAAGAACTCTATCAATTCCTCTTTCAACTCTATCTGGTGATCTTGAAGCAGCGGATGCTTGACCTCCACCTGCTGGCACCAATAGTCCAGATGGTGTATATACCATTCCTGGTGGTGCTTTTGTGCCAGAGAATGGATTTACGTTAGAGTTTTCATACCCTGGAACTTTATCAGCAACCATAGATTGAATTAATGGCATGTACTTAGCAGATTGTTTTGCAGGAATTACAGACTCACCTGGAGAAAGCATTGCTGGCTGAATATCTCCAGCACCCTTTGGTCCAGGAACTGAAACAATTCCTTCAGCCAAGTTCATTGGCTTTACCTTCATCATTGCATTATCTGTAAAGATAAAATCATCATAGTATGATGGTTGTCTGCTTAGTCTATATTCTAGTGCAGCCTGAAGAGCCTTCTTTTCATTTGGCAGTTTATCAAATGGTGTTTTTTGTAGGTTGCCCAATAACTCTCTTGCTTGTGCAGCATTAAGAGGATGACCACCCTTTACATTTGCAAACTTTGTTCCTCTTAGTCCAGAGTTAAACCAGCCCCAGTCTCTTGCAATTTTGCTTGGTGCCCAGTCTTCTGGTGTACGATTCTGTGATCTAACTTCTCTAATGTGACTTGGAGTTAATTTATTAACATCCCAACCCTTTAATGATTTAACAACATCTTGACCTAAAACCTTTTCAAGATAAACCTTTTCTTCATTTACTAAATAGTTTTGTAGTTTTAGTAAATGCGGATTCTTTGACTTTAGGAGTGCTCTAAATCTCTTGTCTGCAATGTCTTGATTCTGTTGACTATTTCTTGCATTACTAAACTTAGGAAGTCTTGAATAAATTTGGCTAGGAGAAACCTCTTGTCCTCCGTAGCCCTTTCTTTTAATTGTACGAAGTAGTTCTTGTTCTGTATTATCTGTTCGCTTATTAGCAATCATCCAATCTTCATTTTCTTTAAGTTTTTTCTTAAAGTTATCAAGTTTTGATGCTGGAATTAAGAATGACTCATCGCCTACTGAAACACGAACTTTAGATCCTTCAGCAGAGTATTTGATTCCTGAAAGTCTTGAAGAGATTGGAACTACTGGGGCTACGTTTGAAGATAGTCCTCTACGGGCAGCATCTCTTGCTGCATACCTTGCCTGTTGTGCTTCACGGAATGCTGCTGGTCCTGCTGATAATGGAATTCCCTTTCCAACAGTTGCTGCTGCTCCAAATGATGGGAATAATCCTCCAGCAAAACCTGGAACCTTATCTTTAATTATTTGACCAATAAAACCTGAATACTTTTGTGACTGCTTTGCTGGAATAACTGCTTCTCCAGGAGATAGCATAGATGGAACTACATCTCCTGCTCCTCTTGGTCCTGGGACTGAAGTTGTTCCTTCTGCAAACCTTCTTGGCATACCGCCCTTGCCAGGCATAAACAATCCTGGATTCTGTCCTGCAAAACCACCCATTGCTGCAGAAGCACCTCTATAAACACTGGTTAAAGATGTTAGTGCTGCTGCTTCTAATTGGTATGCTGCAGATAGTTGTTGGTGCTTAGAGTAAAGGGCATTGCTAATAGATATATTTTCTAATTCTTCTTGTGATAGATATTGAGTCTTTAATGCTGCATCGCTAGATCCCGCAGATAATTGCTGGTATCCCTTTCTTAAAACCTGAATTCCCTTTACCGAGTTTGCAACAGCATTTGCAAGCAAACCAAATGTCATTAAGAATAGTGGTCCAAGCCCACCTACTACAACGGTTATGATTCCAATAGCCTTCTTTATTCCATCTGGAAGACTGTTAAACTTATCTGCAATTCTTGATATAAACTCAATTGCTGGAGTTAGTACCTTAGCAAACAGTTCACCGATTGGTGCAATCGCTGCCTTTAGTCTTTCTACAGATCCAACAAACTTATTCATTGGAGAGTCTGCCTGAATTTTTAATTCTCGCTGACTTAGAATTGCAAGTTCTTCAACAGAGGCATTTGTTAGTTGAAGTACACGGGCAGCCTGAGTTCCTTCTCTTCCAAGGTTATTTAATAATGCAGAAATTCTAGCAAACTGATACTTTCCAAATACTTTTTCAATTACTCTAGAGCGCTCAAGATCAGTTAGTGGTTGTAATGCTTTTGCAAATCCAGTTACAGTATTTCTTAAGTTTCCAGCATTGGCTTCAACAATACCACTAATGCTGATTCCAACTGCTGCTGCTGCTTTTGATGCAGCATTACTTGGGTTAATTAAAGATGCAAGTCCAGACTTAAGTGCGTTAGCCCCTTGTGCTGCAGAGATTCCACCTTCTTGCATTGCAGCCATAAAGTACGCAAGATCTTTTACGTCTCCACCAAGTTGCTGAATAACTGGAGCAACCTTTGGAATTGCTTCTGTTAAATCATCAAGTGCAACAACAGTCTGGTTTTCAACAGCGTTAAGGAAATCAATTGTTCCAGCCATTGCACCTGAATCAATTTGAAATGCATTTCTTAATGCAATAGTTGTTTCTAATGCTTTTTCTTGTGTAACTCCACCAAGTACGGCTAGTTTATTTGTTTGCTCTACAAGTGCTTCTAAACCTTTTCCGCTGAAACCTGCTGCTGCAGCATCTGCAGCCATCTTAATAGTATCTGAAACCTTAAGACCATACTTTGTGTATTCATCTCCAAGATCACGAATATTTTTTAAAGCAGCAGCGGTAGAACCTTGATCTGTAAAAATATCTCCGTAAACTTTCTTAAACCTAATTACTTGTGTTTCAATTTCTTTAAATGTTTTAATTGCCTGTGAACCAAATAGCATAAGCGGTATAGTAAAACCAACCATAAGTTGGCGACCAGCCCACTGTGTATTTTTACCAAAGTTTAATAATTTTGTAGAACCATCATCAACTAACTTGTTAAATATTTGTTGGCGTTGTGTGGCTGCCATTAACTGCGTTGTAACATTTCCGTAATTTAGTGCCTTTGGATTGAACTTCATTGCGTTCATAGCACCCTGTGCATCACGTCCTAACTGGACATATTGCTGCTGTAATGTTTTTACACGCTTATCAACTAGTTTTCCTATGGTGTCAAATTCGCTACCAAACATCTTTCCAAATGTCTTGGTAGATGCTGCACCATATCTAAAATATTCTTTAAGTGAAAGTTTTTGTCTATCTAAGTTTTTAGCAAACTGCTCAGAGGCAGTGCTCATTCTTGTCATTGAAGCGGTCCACTGACCAGTGGCATTTACATTATGTAAAAGAGATTGTGCGTACTTTGATTGTGCTGCTGCTGCAGTCTTTGTTCCAACGATGAGGGAGCGGTTAAGGGTAGTGAGTTCCTTTTCAAGAAGACGCAGTTGCGTCATTGCTTGTGAGGTATCAATATTTATAAAAATATTGCTATTTGTATCTCCTGCCATTAACCGCTAACCTTCAACCGTTAAAGTTCTTCTTGTGCTAAAGCAAGTAAAGCGGTATCTGAAAGATTAATTCCAGACGCTGCCTCAATGATTGAATAAACCGTAGGAAGATCAATTACATCCTCAAGTTTTTCAATGCTTTCCCCCAACTCTGGCTTATATTGCTCCATAGCGATTGCTACACACTCAATCAAAAGTGTCATAGACTTATCGTTATCATTTTGGACTGCCCCCAAGCCCTCAAACTTCTTCATAAATTTACGTAAAAGTGAGATCTTGAGAGGTCTTACCTTGATCTTTGTTCCATCAATCAGGGTAATTATTTTTTCTTCATG